AAGTAAAATACTCATGTATGCAAACTAAAGAACAATTAGACAAAGAGATTAAACGTCTTAATCTTGAGCAAAACGCTCTAAAAATCTTGATTAACTCGTTTTATGGAGCCTTCGGTAACAAATATTTCTATTTTCACGATACAGATATTGCGCAATCAATTACTTTACAAGGTCAAGACCTTATTAAATTTTCAATTAAAGCAGTTAATCACTACTTTACAGAAAAATGGCATCTAGACACTGAATTACATGAAAAGCTTGGCATATCCAATCTAAAGATTAATCAAGTTAAAGAAGAAGCTGCAATTTATACTGACACAGACTCATGTTATGTTAGTTTTCATCCAGCAATTAACTCAATTGAAGGTTTTTCTTTAAGTGATACAGAAGCTCTTAAGTTTTGCTTAGCAATCAATCGTGAAAGGTTGAGTGGTTATTTTAGAGCAGCGTTTCAAAAATATGCAACTGCATTTAATACTGATAATCGCCAAGAGTTTGAAATGGAAAATCTTTCACGAGCTGCAATTTGGTGTGCTAAAAAGAAATACGTTCTTAAAGTAAGTTATGAAGATAATCCGGCTGAAGAATTATCAGAAAAAGAAAGTCAAGTAGTAAAAGGTCTTGAAAAAGTTCAATCTTCTTATCCAATTTGGGCAAGAGCTCACCTTGAAAAATTATACGACTTCTTCTTAGATCGTGGCTATGATTTAGACCTTGAAGCTGAATTAATTCCTAAATTACAAGCCCTACGAGCTGAAATGGAAACTCTATCGCCTGATGATATTTGTTTTTCATTCTCTGTTCGCACTTATGATAAGTATGTTAAGTGCGAACATCCTTTAAAGTTAGACAAAGGCGTTCCAATCTATACTAGAGCCGCTTCCTATCATAACTTTATGCTAAAGGAAACAGGTAATAAAAAATACAATCGAGTTATTAGCGGTAAAGTTAAATTCTACTATGCTGCTCAAAACCAATATGATTTTGATATTTTTGCATTTTCTCCAGGTGTTTACCCAGCTGAATTTGCAATCCCAATGGATAAAGATCAACAATTCTTTCGTTTGATTTGCGAACCTTTAAATAAGTTGCTTCTTGCAATGGGATTACCTCAAATTAATCCTCAACTACGTCGTGCAATTGAAGTAGTTAAGCATAAACCTAAAAAAGGTCAAGATATTCAATCTTTCCCAATTCATATTGTGGATTCAGAAACATTTGAAAATACCTTGGTTCCAGAAGCTCTTCAAGAGTTTATTGCAAATCCAGATTCAGCAATTCCACCTCAATTGATGCCACAGTACCTAAGTATTGTTTCTAAATATGGTTTAAATACGGTAGTTGTTCCAGATGCAGAACTTGCAAAATATATTGATAAAATCAAGAAAAAGAAAGCTTCCAAAGCAGTCATAGTCGAAGAAGATGAGCTAGAAGAAGTAGAAGATTAATTAGATGGAAATACATGAGGTTTCAAAGTTTGTTAAAAGTGTCTTGGGCGCCAGGTTTCCTGGCATTCACGATAAACAGACTATTGAAGAGAGCGACGGTAAATTAAATTTCGCTTGCCCATTTTGTGGAGACTCTAAGGTCAAAGCATCCAAAAAAAGAGGCCACCTCTATTTGGAAACTAAAACCTATAAATGTTTCAATGATGGTTGCATGGCATGGATGAGCCTTGCTGAATTTGTAGCCAGTTTAAGTAATCAATATGGAATTATTTCGTCCCTATTTCTAGAAGAAAAGGACCTTGAGGTAAATTACAAAAAAACTACTGAAAATCATCTTGTTAGATTCCTAACGTCTAATCGTAAAAGTATGATATCGATTACTGATGTCATAAACCGATTTTCTTTAAGAAGACTTGATCAAATTTCAGAAAATTCTGCTGCATTTAAATTTGCACAATCCAGAGGTTTAACTAAAGTCCAAAACTTTGGCGATATTATGTATGCTGATGCAATGGACAATAAAGTTTATATCTTTAATTTTGATCACCGCTCTGGTAAAATTCTAGGTCTTGCTACCCGAAGCTTAGATCCATTTACTGACAGAAAATATTTGATTAAATCCTATAACGAGGTTTCTAAAATATTTACAAATGGTGATACTCCAGAAATTATTGACGATGCAAACTATCTTAATAATTATTTCAATATTTTAAATGTTGATTTTACCCAACCTCTTATGGTAACTGAGGGTCAAATTGACTCTATGTTTTTAAAGAATGGATTAGCTACTTCTGGTGTTTCCAAAGCCAAATCAATCCTAAAAGCAATGGGTGCGGTTGATATTAAAATTATATTTGACCGTGATAAAGCAGGAAAGGACTCAATGCTAGCCTTTATTAAAGATGGGTATTCTGTATTTTTATGGAATAGTTTAATTGCAGAATTAAAAAAGAAATTTCCTACTCAAATTATAAAGCTATCCAAAATTAAAGATATTAACGATCTTTTCTTATTTCTAAATCGACAGGATCCGGCCTTTACAATTTCAAAATTTCAAGACCTAATAGGTAAGCACTTTAGTAATTCTGTATATGATATCGTCTATCTATAAATATTAATATGAAAGACCCTAATCAAAAAAAGAATATTAAAACATTTCTTAAACCTAGAATTGGAGGATCTGTAAAGCAAGGTTATTTTAGACCGCAGCAGCCAGATCGATATATGGGAGATCCTACTCAGATTATTTACAGATCGAGTTGGGAATATAAGTTTTTGAAATGGTTAGATTCAAGTCCATCAGTTCTTAAATATTCATCTGAACCATTTGGAATTCCATATTACAATCCAATGGACAAACGTGGTCATATCTATTACATTGATTTCTTTGTTAAGTTGGTTGGTCCTAATAATACTGAGGAAAATTGGTTAATCGAGATTAAGCCAAACAAATATGTTTCGCCTCCAACTAAACCAAAGAGAATGACTGATAAACAAACTGCAAGTTATGTCTATGCTGCAAAGCAGTTTGTTATGAATCAGGCCAAATTTGAGGCAGCTAGGGACTATGCTGCGCAAAAAGGAATTAGATTCGGGATTATTACCGAAAACTTCTTATTTAAAAGTTTGTAGAATATAAAGATGATCAAGCCAACATTTAGTGCCCAAATAGACAATTTTAGAAATAGCGGAGAAAGATTAGACGATCCATTCTTTAGCGACATTCAGCCATTACCGGAATCTATTTTTATTCCAGGTCATGTTTATACATTTTTTGCACAACCAGTTGACGACCAACAAATTCCAACTGCAGATCAATATCTTGATGCAAGAGAAATGGCTAAATACCCAATTAAAAGACCATATTATGATCAGCGTCCAATTGGAATCTGTTTAGCTAATGGACAAACTGATGTTACCATATTAAACCTTAAAGTAATGCCCATAGGGTCTACCCAAGTTATCCTGAACATACTCTGGCAGGTCTTTAATAATATTATAAGTAAATCATATACAGACAAGGGAGAGTTCATAGGAGATACTCGAAAGCTATACCAGCTTCCTGAATATACTCCGCTTATTGGATTTAACGCAAATCCATTTGCCCTATCTGACCTTTTTCAAAATGCGAGTGGAGGTAAATTTAACGTCCGTTACGCAGTAAATAAATATCAAAAAGCAAATATTACAAACCCAACGCTTATTCCATTCCATCTGGTACCCAGAATTGCTCAAACCAATATTTTCGATGGAATCCAGACACGATCTTTAAGCATGGACTCAGTAATATCACAATTTAACGCATAATTATGGCAGGATTTCTAGACAATATCGGCTTAGGCGGACTTAAATCAAGACTATCAGATTTAAGCCGAGTTGGTATGAAGTACGAGGATCTTTTAATTAAGAACTCACAATCGATAGGATTTATTGAAAGTCAGCTAATGCAAGCTAGAGGAAGCGCTCTACCTGGTGGACAAACTGATTCTTTAGCTAGAGCTACAATGGCAATATCAGATACAACATCTGCTCTTAGAACTAAAGCTATTGCATTCTTTCAATTAGATTACGCAACAAAAAGAGAAAGACTAAGAGATCTTGCATCAAATGGTGAAATTGAATTTGTAATCGAATCAATTACCGATGACGTTATTGTATTTGATGAAGATAACCGTTTTGCATATCCAAATGACCTAGTTGGAGAAATGCTCTATAAAGGAAAAAATAAAGAGCAGCGTCTTAAGTATCAAGAAAAAGTTATTGAAAAATATAACGAAAATTTTGAAAGAATCTACAATGCATGGGGTTTCAATGAAGGAATTTCAGCATGGCAGTATTTTTATCAATGGTTAATTGAAGGACATTTGGCATTTGAGATTCTTTATGATGATTTACAAAACCCAAGAGAAATTATTGGATTTAAAGAAGTCGATCCATCTACTCTATATCCTCAAATTAAAAAGGACGCAGCTGGAAAGATCTTTTTAGAATGGGCCCAAAAAGTTGCTGGAGAATCTAAAGTAAGAACCCTTACCGATTCCCAAGTTCTTTACTTATCATATTCAAACCATTTTAGAACTAAACGTATTTCTTTTGTTGAGCGAATGGTTAGATCATTTAACTTAATGCGTGTTATTGAGCACTCTAAAGTTATTTGGCATACAATGAATGCTCCTATTCGTTTAACTACTAAAGTTCCAATTGGAAGTAAGTCTCTAAACAAAGCAAAAGAAGACGTTCGTGAATTTGCAAACCAATTAAAGGAAGATATTTTCTTTGATACTAATACTGGAGAAATCCAAGTAGACGGCCGCCCTAACCTATTATTCTATAAGAATTATATTTTACCAGTAAACGATCAAAACCAAGCAATTGAAATTGCTCCATTGGAATACGCAGGTCCTAATATGTCAGGATCAGAGCTTCTTAACTATTTCAAAGAAAAGTTAAAGATGGACTCTAAGATTCCTTATTCAAGATGGGATTCTGCAAATGGCGCAGGTCAATATACAATGAATGCTGAAGGTATTCGTCGTGAAGAAATTCGTTATAATAAATTTGTAACTCGTCTTCGTTCAGCGTTTAAAGAATTATTGACAAAGCCTCTATATCTTCAAATGTGTCTTGATTTTAAAGATCTAAAAGATGATTACCGTTTTAAAAACGCAGTCGGTATTAACTGGCATGATGATAACGTATTTGAAGAAATCAAACAACAAGATTTACTTAATAAGCGTCTTGCTACACTTAATGCCCTTAAAGGAGTTGTTGATGATGAAGGTAAGCCATACTTCTCTACTGAATACTTGGTTAAAGAGTATTTAAGAATGAGCGATGAGGATCTTCAAAAGAATAAAGATTATATGAATCAAACTCCAACTGGAGAGGGTGAAGCTGGAGAAGCTGCAGCACCAGGAGCAGCACCAGAAGCAGGTTCTGCCCCAGAAGGAGGCGCAGGCGCTGAAGCCGCTGCTGGTAAAGAAACAGCTAGCGAATTAGGAGCTCCTGGAGCTTTATAATTTATTGATAAGCAATAACAAATCTGATAGATTTGTCGATAGATATAACGACGTGAATTGAATCTCTAAATTGATCAATTCCGTCGTTAACTTTTAGTACCTCTACGTTCCAGTCACGGTTTTGTAATAAAGTACAATATAGTTTTAATTGAGAAACAATGTCATCGTGAATTTTAGTTGTACTAAAACTATCACTAAAATCGAATAGATAAGTTTCTTCGTCAATTCCAAATCGATTTTCTCCCAAAACTGAATCATTTTTGGTTAATAGAACCATTTTGATTTGAGCAATAATTAGTGCAAGATCCTCTGTTTCTAATAAAGTCTCTTCGCTATAATTGGGTTCATCTATACTTTTTATGTAAAAATCTATTGGCATATTAGAATCTCATTGTATACATCCAACCTGCAGAGTTTTCGCCTTTAATTGCTTCCATAACAGCAGTCATTTCAGCATCAGCCTTTGTTACTAAGTTGGTATAATTTATTTTAACATCTCCTGGCAAAACATAATCAAATGTTGTAATCATTTCGCCAAGTCTTTGTTTAGATTTTGCTCTACAGTATCTTTGGAACATTTCATCCTCGTACAGATTTGAAGGATCAATCTTTTTTGCAACTTCCAAAACAGCTCCTCTTTTTGGAGTTCTTCCAAGAACAGTTAACTGTTTAGTGTTTTTATTATAGTCGTATGCAATTGTATCTAACAAAAATGCTCTAGTTAAATCTAAGAATGAAAACATTACTGTTCTATACATTAAGGATTCTCCAACAAATGGAGTTAAGTACATCTCAGATCCAACAAATTTATTTTCACCAAAGTCTCTATCCATTGTTGAAAAAACAGATGCTCCAGTTGGTTCAACTGCTTTATGTACAAATTGTACGCAATCTGGTAAAGTAATAGTGCGGCTATCTTTAAATTGGCCAGCTGAAAAAACATCAACTGGAATTTGCAAATACGCTTTATCTAGAGCATATTGCCAATTATCATAAAAAAACACCTCGGCATTTTTAATAACCCTTTCTACTTCCTTTGTTGGAAGTTGATATGGAAGGGATCCCGAGAATGTTACTTCATCAATAATATCTGATATTAATTCTTGTCTAGTCACGCGATTTGCGTTATTTTAATTATACAGTCGGCGCTTGTGCAGCAGCTAACTTTTGCTCTTCTGCTTGTTTAGCAGTAGTAGCTTTGATTTTTTCTCTGATTGCAGTTAATTTAATTTGAGCATCATTAACAACTTTCATTGCTTCAGCCTCTTGTTGATTTAATGTAACCAATTCAGTTGCAGCATCTTCGTTAACGCTAAAATAGTTTTGGAATGATTTAACCATTTTTGATAGATTCTTTTTGTTATTTATCGGAAATATAGTCCGAAAAAGTTTTTATACGGCTTGTTCCAGAACCCGGATTTGCTCCAAGTTCTTGTCTTCCACCTTTATACATGCCCCATTGTGCAGGTATCTTTAATGTTCCACTGACTCTCTGCGGAGCTCGTTCTGGCGGCAAATCATCCATATCTGGATTGCTTTTAGTACGGTCTCTGAGTAATTCTGGGGTTAGCAGGTCCTCTTCAATCTTTCCGCCTAATATCATCCAAACCTTTTTGGGATCCTTTCCTTCAGGGATCCCCTGTGAAAAACTATTGAAATCTTGAGCTAACCAAAACTCTCTCATTAAAGTTCCAGAAACACCATCCTCGTCTCCGTCTGAACCAGTATTTCCTCCAAATTCAGGACGAGCTGTTTCAATTCGGTTAATTTTAGAGATACTGCCTCTCCACTTTTCCATGGCAGCCCATCTAGGCATGTCTTTATCTGTTGCATAAAGATTAACCACTGTATTTGGAGCATATTGGGTTTTACCAAGCGCCTCAACAAATTCATATCCACTTCTAACTGGGGTAACATCCGCTAGGTGGAGTTCAACGTTATCAAAATCTTCTAGATAATATTCTAAAACTTCCATTGCAGTCTTACCGCTAATACCAGCCATTTCAGTTTTTGAAATAAAAACATGAACCTCATCGTTTTCCTCTGCAATTTTTGCAATTGCTTCATAGTGACCAGCATGAGGTGGCTTAAATTTACCACTAAAGATTCCAACTGTTCTGATATCTAATTTTGGAACTTGAGTACGACCAATTTTTCTAGTCTTCATTGTAATTTCTTCAAACTCATCCTCTAGACTCTTTGCAAGTTCTAGGTTTTTACGATCATCGTCATAAAAAGTAAAGTGTCTAAACCCTTTAGTGATTAGTTTTCGGAAGGCTTCTTTTTTCTTTTCTGCAATAGTTCCTTCAAATCCAAATTCTGGATCGCTAACCGCATAGATTAATTTTGGGTGAATATCAATCCCATGGGACAATAGAAATTCTCTGACTAGTTTCTTATTATCTCTAGCTGTAATAATGCCGACAGCAGTCCCAGATTCATAGGCAGAACGTAATATATTAAGTACCCATTCTACTAATCTTCCAGCCTTTAAAATATTAGCATCATTAAATTGATTATAGTCTACTTCGTGATGTGGTTCCTTTTCATATTCATTAAACTCCTGTGGAGTAAGATCAAAGGTTTCACCAGTAAGTGCATCCTTAACTAGGATCTTTGCATTAGTGACAACTAGTGTGTCATCTAAATCAAATATGATAATTGAGTTATCTCTAGAAAATGCCATTTCGTTTACTCTTTGCACTGGCCTACTATTTTTTGTTATTTATTTAGCCAGTTATTCAATGTAAATATACTAAACCTGGGCTAATAAAAGCAAAAAACGCAAAGCTTCTTGGCCTTGCGTTTTTCGATTACCTTCTTCCAATTGGAAGATGTATTTTATTTAAGTGATTTTCCTATTGCGGTTGCACCGAGTTGATATTCTTCTGGAGTAATACCCATGTCAGCTGCCTGATCTTCAACAGATAGCGATAATAATTTATCTTGATTTTGGCTAGTCCAATTTGCAACGATTGCTGCAATTTGTTCAGGTGTTTTTGAGTTATCCGACTCATTTACATCATCATTTTCCATTTCCATTAAACCGTTTCTATAACAACCGATTGCTTCTGCAACATAATCATTATATTCAGTTATGGTTTCATCATTATGAATTTCCAATGCTTCACTACAAAGTTTTTCGCAAACTTCTTTGATCATTTCACAAGTAGATTCATAGCAAGCAGATTCGTTATTCCAGCCTTCATTAATTGTCATGCCGTCATCCACCATTTCGTACATACACTTTTCCATATAAGCACAAGCTTCATTAATATAGCCTTCAAATTGATGTTCTGGATCTGAATCTGCTTCATACATTGAAGCATCTGAACAAGTCGATTCACATATAGATTCAATTAAGTGATGTGCAGCTTCAGATAACATAGATTTACTTCCATCATGGCAAGTATGACCCATTCCTTCTGCCATATACTCAGAATTTCCTGGAGTATTCATTATTCTTCCATTGGGCATATCTAAACGGTCCTTTCCAATTCCATATTCAAATTTATTTGAATTGTGACCTAATTCTTCTGGGTTTTCGCCATCTCCTTCTTCATCCCAATATTCAGCTTCACAGTGTTCTCCACAATCAGAGCAAATATCGCCCATCATAACTGAAGCACCGCAGCAATTTGAGGTTGCACCATGTTCATATGCATCTCTTGGATCCCATGATTCATTCATCTTTTGGTGAGCCTTTGCTGAATCATAGATAGATTTTAACCAAGCTTCAAACTCTTTAGCTTCACCGGCTTTATCTAAACCTTTATAACGGCCATCCGCTTTAAATGCTCTAACGAAACTTTTAAATGTTTTAGACTCTTGTGCTAAGATATCGATTTCTGACATTACGCCCTCTTTGATAGCAACTGTCTTTTTCTTTTTAATAGCATCAGTTTTAAATGCTTTGTAATCTTCAAAGTCATTATCACCGTCTCCGTCCTTATCGTACTTTGGATTGTATTTTTTCTTTTCATTTACAAATTGTGTAAATCTTAGAACTTTATTTTCAGCGATAGCTGGTTCTTGATCACAAGTTTCGCACTCTTCTGTAACCTGAGGGTTACGGCCAGTTTCATTATCAAACTGTTCGTCCTCTGAGTAGTAATTTGGCTTCTTTAGGAAAGCAGGTAAGTCTTTATTAGAAAATTTTCCCATTTTAACTAGTTATTTCAGGGTTATTTATCTAGATCGGTCCTCTATACTTGACTCTTTTAGTCCATTACCGTCTTCTGAGATAGTAATATTGACATGACCGTTATCTTTTAGCTTAGCATCAATCCAAAGTTCAGCTAGAAGGTCCTCAACGTGATTTTGA